CCACACCCCTGGCACCCCTATCCTTGGTAGCGGTGATCCTCCGGTGGCTGAGAAGACCATCCTCATGGATGACCTGCTTGTCTCAAGCGCATTCTTGTATGATCTCGATGAGACTCTTGCTCATTACTCGCTGAGGTCGGAGATTTCTGCTAAGATCGGTCATGCTCTGGCTGAAGCTTATGACAAGAAAGTCTTCCGTTCTATTGCTCTGGCTGCTCGTCAGGCACACCCCATCACTGCCGCTCCTGGTCCCGAGCCTGGCGGTTCTGTGATCAATCTTGGCGCTGATAACGCCTTTAACGCTCAGGCTATCGTTGACGCTTTCTTTGAAGCTGCTTCGATCCTGGACGAAAAGAATGTTCCTAGCCAAGGTCGTACCGCTGTGCTGTCCCCGCGTCAGTACTACGCCCTGATCTCTCAGGTCGATACCAATATCCTGAACCGTGACTTCGGTGCTACCTCTGGCAGCCTGAACAGCGGCGAAGGTCTGTATGAGATTGCTGGCATTCAACTGCGTCGTAGCAACAACCTGCCCTTCAACGCTGGTACTGTTGCTCGCGTGAATGGTGAGAACAACGATTACAGCGGTAACTTCACTGGTCACTGCGGTCTGATCTATGGTCGTGACGCTGCTGGCGTTGTCGAAGCCATTGGTCCTTCCGTGCAAACCACTGGCGGTGACGTGAAGGCAATGTATCAGGGCGACCTGATCATCGGTCGTCTTGCCATGGGCTGCGATTGGCTGAACCCCGCTGCTGCTATTGAACTGACTGCAGTTTGATAACGAGGTACCAACATGATTATTCCTGGTACTTCTGTTGTCGTTAAAATTAATCCTGGCATTGGCCTGACCAAATCCCAGACTCTGAACCCTCAAACCCCTGTGGAAGTGGGTCGTGAAGTGTCTGGTGGTGTTGAAGGTGATAAAGTTAATGCCAGTACGCTCCCACAATCTTGGTGATTTAAATGGCTAATGTCGCTGCTACCGTAGGCGAATACGGTGTGGCTGGTCGCGTAACCGTTGCTCAACTGGTCGATGCTATTGCTGACCAGACTGGCGCTCTTTCTACCTCTAACTTCTCTATTGAGGGTTTGGCGGCTGATGGGGAAGGTGTCGCTGTCCGTCACTCTGTTTCCAAAACTTCTTCGGGTTTCGGTAATTCTGTCTCTGCTTCGGAGGTTTACTCCGTGACCCAAGGTATGCGTTTTGCATACCCTGGTGTTGAAGCTGACAGCCCTGCTGTGACCCGTACTGATCTGGTCGTTGACTGATCTTTAATTAATCTGGGGCTCCTTCGGGAGTCCCTTTTTTTATTTATAAATATGACGTTCCCCACTACTTTTGATTCTGAGACCGAACTCTCCAGCGTAAACTCAATACTGGGGATCATTGGTCAAGCCCCGATCACTACGCTAGATTTTACTAACCCAGAAATTTCTTTTATTTATCAACTTCTTAATGAAGCTAGTAAAGATATTCAAAACGAAGGATGGGTATTTAATACTGAGTTAAACTATCCTTTGACTAGAAACACAGACAATAAAATCCCTATTCCTAAAAACATGTTGCGTGTTGACGTAACAGATGGTCAAAGTAATAAACTTAGTAACCCAGTTAAACGGAACGATTTTCTGTACAACAAAGTAACGCATACAGACGTATGGGAGAATGATATTTATGCAGATATTGTTTGGTACTTTGAATATGAAGATCTTCCTTCTGTGTTTAAACGTTACGCTGTTTACAAAGCAGGTACTCGTGCTGCTACACAGATGGTAGGTAACCCTCAACTAGCTCAGTTGTTGGCTGCACAAGAACTTCAAGCACGAGCTGCTTGTATGGAATACGAGTGTAATCAAGGCGGTTATACCATGTTTGGTTTTGGTGATAACACTAATTACACTGCTTATAAACCACATCAAGGACTGAGCCGAGTAGTATGACAAGCATTGCACAAAAAATTCCTAGGTATATTTTTGGGATGTCTGACCAACCCGATGAACTTAAAGTTCCTGGGCAAGTTCGTGATGCTGAGAATGTGCTACCCGATGTTACCCTAGGTCTATTGAAAAGACCGGGTACTAAATATGTAAGTGAACTAACTACTAATTCTGAAGGTACTTGGTTTACTATTTATAAAAATAACCGTGTCGATAATGACGAGCGGTATATTTGCCAAATCACGCGAGCAGGTAATGTTAATATCTGGAGCATGAAGTCTGGCAAACCTATGATTGTAAAGTATTCAGAAGATCCTATCGATCCAAACGGTGAACAGGTAACTGGATTTTACACTGCTGCTGGTTTAACTGATTCTGGTGCTCCTGAAGATTATTTTAAACACAGCAACAATAATGATCTTCATACAATGAGTGTCAACGATTATACGTTTGTCACTAACAAAAGAGTTTCTGTGTCTATGTCTGATAGCGTTACAGAGAAACGTCCGTATGAAGCATTTGTAGAACTTAAGGCGATAGCTTATCGTCAAAGGTATATTCTTGATTTTGATCAACCCGGTCAAAACCAACCAGCTCAACCTCCTGTAACTTTTACAAGAGCTAAAAAAGTTAGCATTAGTCCTGTTGGCTGGAACCTTAGCACGTATTGTGTAGGTGCACCTGGCTGTGCTAGAGCTGGTCAATGGACCACAACTCTTAGTTCAGGTGCTGATAAAACTGGATTAAACGTTACAGTTACTAGCAGTTGTCAAGCTGTTCCTGATGGTTGTGTTGGTAACAGTGTTAGTGAATCTTACAGCCTTAGCGTTACCCTTAATGATGGCGGAGTTGGCTGGCAAAAAGGTGATAAAATTTCAACTACAGTTGGATTTAATCCAGTTTTAATTACTGTTACCGAAGTTACTACTGAAACAACTACAACCGCTAATGATGGTAGGGCTGAATTTATAGAAGCAACTACAAGTAATAATCTTGATGCTACTACAATTCTTTCAGATCTTGAATCTGATATTACAGGATTTGGTGCAGGGTATACTGTTGAAAAAATAGGAAACGGTTTATACATTACTAATACTTACCCCTTTGTTGTTAGAACTCCAGACCCTACGTTGATGGATGTAGTCTCAGCTTCAGATCAACAAGAAGAAGGTGAAACCACTGAAAACTACATTACTCAAGTTAACAACATTGGTCGTCTTCCTATTAAATGTAAGCATGGATATATTGCTAAGGTAGTAAATACTGGAGCTGAAGAAGATGATTATTATGTTCAGTTCTATGGTAACAATAATCTAGACGGTGAAGGTGTTTGGGAAGAATGTGCTAAACCTGGCATACCTCATACCCTTAACAGTTACACACTGCCTCACGTTATTATCCGTACAGCTAACTTTACTGTAGACTCTGATGATGATTTGATTTCTGAGTTTTATGTAGGACCTGTATTGTGGGGACCACGCGCTGCTGGAGATGAAGTAACTAATCCTCGTCCTAGTTTTTGCCCACCTCCTGGTGCTGACTTTGGTAACACCATTAATGCTACAGTATTTTTCAGGGATCGTCTTGTTTTTCTAAGTAAAGAAAACATTATCATGTCTAGGACTGGAGAATACTTTGATTTCTTTGGTCAGTCAGCTTTGACTATTGCTGATAATGACCCTATTGATGTATCTTCTAGCAGTACTGTACCTGCTATTCTACACGAAGGTTTGGTTGTTCCTTCTGGATTAATTGTAGCTAGTCCAAACCAACAGTTTTTGTTGCGTACCGACAATGACTTGCTGTCTCCTTTGACAGTTAAAATTACTAACATTTCTAGTTATAATATTAACCCAAATACCAAGCTTCTTTCTTTGGGAACTACTGTTGGGTTCTTTAGTAACACTGGTAAATATAGTCGTTTCTATGAAATGCTAAACGTTACCAATAATGTAGACCCAGAAATTGTTGAGCAAAGTAAATCTGCTGGAACTCTTCTACCACAAGATTTAGAGTTAATTGCTGACTCACAAGAAAATGATTTAATTCTAGCATCAGAACGTGGTAGCAATCAAATCTGGTGTTACAAATATTTTAATACCGGTGAAAGAAGGGTACTAAGTTCTTGGTTCTATTGGACTATGATTGGTGAAGTTGTACACCAAACCATGATTAAAGATAGTTATTACGCTGCTTTAGAAGTAGACAGCGGTTCTGTATATTTAGTACGTGCTGATTTACGTCCTTTGCGTAATACTACTACGTTTACTGAAGACGACTTCCGTATTCACTTTGATTACTATGCATCAGTTGTTGAAGCAGATATGACTTATAACTCGTCTACTAATACTACTACGTTTACGTTGCCTGTACCTTATTTTAGTACTGAGGAACTAAAAGCATTTAGCATGGGCAATGAACCAGGACGTATTGGTGACATCACAGTTACTGGTGCAACTGGTAGTCTGCAAGGTGACTGGACTGATGATCCTATTGCTTTAGGGTATACCTTTGATATGCGTGTAGAGTTTCCAACTATTTACCCTACATCTAAGAGTGGGTTGTCTGGATCATTGCAAGCAGATAATCGTGGGTATCTAACTCTTAATAGAATTAAGATTACTCTTGGTGATTCAGGTTATTATGAAGCTAAGCTAAAATCTTTTGGTAGAGATGATCGTGTTATTACATACGAGTCTGCTACTTCAGGTACTTACCGAGCTAACACAGCTTCTATTCGTGATGAGACTACGTTAACAGTCCCTGTCTACGATAAGAACATTAATTTTAATTTAGAACTTTCTTCTAAACACCCCTCTCCTACTACATTGTATGCAATGGAATGGGAAGGAAATTATACCAACAAGTATTATCGAAGTGTCTAAAGTTGAAATCCGCCCAGCAACGATTGAGGCTGCTATTGAGGTAGCCTCTAACTTGCTTCCTGAGGACCGCAGAGAGGTCGAAGAGGGGCATGGCCAAGATCCTATGGTCGTGCTCCCTGAGGCTGTTTCTAGAGGCTTCTGCGTGTACTTCACGATGCCTAACGGCAAGACTGCCGGAATGGCAGGTATCCATGACAACGGAGCAATCTGGATGTT